AGCAACGAGAAGTTCGTGACCCGTTTCGCCAACCGCCTAGCCAAGGCAATCAACACGGCAAAATTCAAATGATGAAGATCGATGGCCACGACAACGCTGTCGTCGGTGTCTCCTTTACTTGGCGCAACAACAGCCAAGTCCAAGTGCTTGTGTACGACGCGGAGATCATCCGTGAAAACCTAGTACAGCAAGGCATGACTCACGAAGAAGCGCGGGAGTACATCGAGTACAACATTGAAGGCGCGTATGTAGGCGACGACACTCCCATCGTCGTTTGGCCCGATGATGAATGGATGGACGCATGAAGAAGCCAGCATGGTCACACAGCAGCCTCAAAGACTACGAGGGCTGCGCCCGCAGATACCACGAGGTCAAGGTCTTGAAGAAGTATCCCTTCCAAGAGACAGAGGCGACGCGTTACGGCAATCAGGTGCACGAGTCATTGGAACTCTACATAAAAGAAAATAAACCAATCCCGCCTGAGCACGCGCAGTTCAAAGATGTTGCTGATGCCATGCTAGCCAAGCCCGGCCGCAAGCTGGCTGAGTATGAGATGGCGCTGACGGTTGACCTCAAGCCTACCGAGTGGAAGTCCCCCGACGTGTGGGTGCGCGGCATCGCCGACATCTTGATCGTGGACGACGACAACCTCACCGCATGGGTGGGCGACTGGAAGACGGGCAACAACAAGTACCCCGACCGAGACCAGCTAGTGCTGATGTCCCTCATGGTGTTCGAGCACTTCCCCCATATCCGCAAAGTGAACAGTGCTCTTCTGTTCATCGTGAAGAACGACATGGTCAAGCTGTCGATGACGCGTGATCAGAAGGACGCCTTCTGGTGGAAGTACCGTGAGCGCACTGCGCGCCTCGAAGCATCTTTCTCCAACGACGTGTGGAACCCCACACAAACCCCGCTGTGCGGCTGGTGCCAAGTCACCGGCTGCGAGTTCAACCCGAAACACTGAGGAGTAACCATGACCCAGACCAACGGCAAGCGTGACTACAAGCACGCCTACAAGCTGCAGAAAACTTCCGGCGAGACCGAGGATCAGCTCGAACGCCAGAAAGCCCGGCGTCTCTACGACAAGAAGGGCATCGACCGCAGCGGCAAGGACATCGACCACAAGACCCCGCTGCGCAAGGGAGGCAAGACAACCCCCGGCAACTTGCGGCTGCGAAGCAAGAGCGCCAACCAAGGCGACAACAAATAAGAATCGGAGAAGCAGGTGCAGATCATTGAGAACAAGGCGCTGGTCTTCAAGACGCGCAACCCACACAAGTACAGCATCATCCCCAAGCACAAGGTGATGCCTGTCGATGGTGGCTACCAAGTCGCCGTCTACTGGGGGCTGGACGAGGTGCGAGTGCTGCGCAATCTGGGCGTGAAGAATGTGCCCTCCCCCATCACCCAACGCTACGACTGGCCCGGGCGCTACAAGCCGATGCAACACCAGATCGACACGGCTGCATTCCTCACCATGCACCGCAGGGCGTTTGTGTTCTCGGAGCCCGGTACCGGCAAGACGCTCTCGGCCTTGTGGGCAGCCGACTATCTGATGAAGCTTGGCAAGGTGCGGCGTGTGCTCATCCTGTGCCCTCTGTCGATCATGCACAGCGCGTGGATGGGGGACATCAACAACAGCGTGATCCACCGCAGCGCCATCATCGCCCACCATCCGAAAGCAGCGCGGCGCATCGAGATGATCCAACAGGACTACGAGATCGTCATCAGCAACTACGAGGGGCTGGGCTTGATCGCCGACGAGGTGCGTGCCGATGGTAGGTTCGATTTGGTGATCGTCGATGAGGCCAACGCCTACAAGACCCCCACCACCCGCCGCTGGAAGGCGCTCAACTCGATCCTGACCCCCAACACCTACCTGTGGATGATGACCGGCACCCCGGCCTCGCAGTCCCCCGTGGATGCGTATGGCCTAGCCAAGCTGGTCAATCCCGAGGGCGTGCCCAAGTTCTTCACGGCGTGGCGCGACAAGGTGATGAACAAGCTCACCCTATACAAGTGGGCACCCAAGCCTACCGCCAAGGACGACGTGTTCGATGCGCTGCAGCCTGCGATTCGCTTCACCAAGGCTGAGTGTCTGGACTTGCCACCCGTGGTCACCATGACCCGGGAGGTGGAGATGACGCCCCAACAGGCCAAGTACTACAACACGCTCAAGACCCAGATGCTGGTGCAGGCGGCAGGGGAGACCATCTCGGCGGTCAACGCCGCCGCTGCGATGAACAAGCTCCTCCAGATTTCTTGCGGTGCAGCATACACAGATGACCGAGAGGTGGTGGAGTTCGATTCCGCGCCTCGCCTGTCGGTACTGGAGGAAGTGCTGGAGGAGACTGACCGCAAGGTCATCATCTTCGCCTTGTTCCTGAGCACCATCGACACCATCAGCAACTACCTTACCAAGAAGGGCATCGCCAACGAGCAGATTCACGGCGGGGTGTCAGCGTCCAAGCGAGCGCAGATCATCCACAGGTTCCAGAACGAGCCAACGCCGCGTGTGCTGGTGATGCAGCCTGCGGCTTCTGCCCACGGGATTACCCTAACCGCTGCTGACACGGTGGTGTTCTACGGCCCGCTGATGAGCGTCGAGCAGTACATCCAGTGCTGCGCCCGCGCCGACCGCAAGGGGCAGAACAGCGACAAGGTGACTGTGGTGCACATCCAGTCGAGCCCTGTTGAGAAACGAATGTTCAAAGCCCTCAGCCAAAAGGTTGATGACAACGGCCTGCTGACCGAGATGTTCAACAACGTGATCAGTGAGTAGTATGTCCAGAGAAATAAAAAAACTTCCTTCGCAAAAAGTTTTACGCGAGTTGTTTACGTACGATCCGGGCACAGGCATTCTCGCTTGGCGCATCAGCACAGGGCGAGGGCGGGCAGGACAAGAAGCCGGATGGTTGCATGTAAGTGGGTATGTGTATGTCGGAGTCGTGGATACTTCCTACAAAGCACATCGACTCATCTGGAAATACGTGCACGGGACTGACCCAAAAGGGTTGATTGACCATACGGACCGCAACAAGACAAACAACCGCATTTGCAACTTACGTGTGGTTTCGGAAGGGCAGAACAACCAGAACAAGCGAACGTACCGCAACAACCTGAGCGGGCACAAAGGTGTTGGCTGGTACCCCCGGCGAAACGCTTGGCGCGTTCGTATCCAGCATGACGGGCGTGTGCGGCTTGTGGGCTTCTACGCAGACCTTCCCACTGCCATCGCTGCACGCAATGCTGCAGAGCAGCAGTTCCACATACAGGCAAAAAATTAACGAAAGGAGTTGCACGACGATTGAAACCATGTACACTGTCCAACCCTAGACAAATAATACGGAGAAGCAAATGACTGAAGTTGAGACTGAGAGCGAAACGATCCCACTGGATCGGCTCGCGAAGATTTACCGCAAGATTCGCGCAGAGATCACGACGCTCACCCAAGAGTACGACGGCAAGATCGAGACTCTGAAGGCGCAGCAGGACGAGATCAAGAACGCCATGAAGGACATGATGAAGGCGATGGGCGTCACATCAGTCCGCACGGAGCAGGGCACTGTGGTGCTCTCCGTCAGCACCCGCTACAGCACGCAAGACTGGGACTCCTTCAAGAAGTTCGTGGTCGAGCATGACGCGGTGGACCTGCTGGAGAAGCGCATCGCGCAGGGCAACATGAACCAATTTCTCGAAGAGAATCCGGGGCTCGTGCCGCCCGGGCTGAACTCCTCCTCGGAGTACAGCATTTCGGTACGCAAACCAACCAACTGAAGCAACCATGAGCAATATCACTCTTTTCAATTCCGCAAAAGCACCCGCGTTCGTAGCCAACGCTGAACTGTCTGAAACCACGCTGGCTCTGGCTGGCGGTGTCGCTGGCCCCGGCGTCAAGCGCGTCTCCATCAAAGGTGGCGTGTTCCGTCTGGTCTCTGGCGGCAAGGAGATCGCTTCCATCGAAGATCGCCACCTCGATGTGATCGTCGTCAAGGCTGCCCCCAAGGTCAGCCGCATCTTCTACGCAGGTAAGTACGACAAGGACGCAGCCGCTGTGGCCCCGGATTGCTGGAGCAACGACGGTGAGACTCCCGACAAGTCCATCAAGAGCCCGCAGGCATCGACCTGCGCCAAGTGCCCCCAGAACATCGCAGGCTCTGGCAACGGTAACTCCCGCGCTTGCCGCTACCAACAGCGTCTGGCTTTGGTGCTGGCCAACAATCCCAGCGGTGACGTGCTGCAGCTAACGCTGCCTGCCACCTCCATCTTCGGCAAGGGTGAGGGCGACAAGCTGCCGCTGCAAGCATACGCACGGTGGGCGGGTTCGCAGACTCCTCCGGTCAACCTCGACATGGTGGTGACCCGCATGAAGTTCGACACTTCTGCTGAGTCCCCCAAGCTGACGTTCGCCCCGCAGCGCTGGCTGACGGAAGACGAGTACGAGACGGTGCAGGACAAGTCGCAAAGTGTCGAGGCCCAGCGCGCTGTGCTGATGACCCCGGCTGCGGCAGATGGCGTGACCAAGCCTGCGCCCATGATGCTGGAGGGCAAGCGCCCGGATGCGAAGGCTGAGGCGGAAGAGGAGGAAGCGCCCAAGCCCAAGAAGAAAGCTGCCCCTGCGGTGAGCGAGGACGACGAGCCTGAGGTTCGCAAGGCCGCGCCCAAAGCCGATGCTGTGCCTGCCAAGAAGGGCAAGCTGGCTGACATCGTCGCTGACTGGGACGACGAGTAAGAAGTTTCGGGAGGTAGCAAGAGCGGTCGCTATGCGTGTGCCGGGGTTCGGATAACGCCTCGTTAGACATAAACACACATGCATACGATAGCGTTTCCTCTGGTCTGTCACCACGCTACCTCCCGCCCTAACACCATGCCCTACTCACAAAAAATTATTGATGCGGTTGCGAAGACGCCTAAGTCGCTGGGAAACCAGCTCGGGCGCTGGGCGGTCTATCACGACTTCCCCGTTACCAAAATCGCCAAAGCCCTCGGGGTTACTCGACAAACCGTATATAATTGGTTCACGGGCACTGAGGTGTTCGTGGGCTACCGAGACCGCGCCGAGTTCCTCTTGGAAATCCTCAGAACATCAAGTAACGCCGACGAGGCGTGGAGAAGAATATGCCGGGAATACAACCTCACAACCTAAGCGACGAAGAGCTCTTGAAGCACATCTACCTGATGGGCTACGACAAGGTTCCCGAAAACTGGGTGCGTGAGCTGGCCGAGCGCTTCATGCACATGCTGGACGACAACAAGTAACCTCACCGGGAATCTGAATGACACCGCAGGAGTTCTTCGCGGTGGTTTTGCCGCCTCCCGGTCACGGGGTTTACTGCGCAGCAGAACTGACCACAAAACGAAAAGAGCACAAGTTCGAGGAGACGCACGATGCATTACAAACGAAGGTAGACGAGTGGGTCGAGGCCAAGTACAACACCTACTTCGCGCTGGCGACGTTCGAGGAAGCGGGCAGCCGCGAGGCTACCAACGCACGGCACATCAAGTCGCTGTTCGTGGACATCGACTGCAACGAGGACGGCCCCAAGACCTACGGCACCAAGGAAGCCGGCATGGAGGCGTTCGACGCTTTCATGCAAAAGACGGGGCTGCACGAGCTAGGCCAGCCCTACATCATCGACTCGGGCGGCGGGTACCACATCTACTGGCCCCTGACCGAGACGCAGGACATCACCTCGTGGAAGCCGGTGGCCGAGAACTTCAAGCGCCTGTGCAAGCAGGAAGGGCTGAAGATCGACATGACCGTGACGGCAGATGCTGCCCGGGTTCTGCGCTGGCCTGACACGCTTAACTTCAAGCCGGCCTACCCTGAGCCGCGCCCCGTGCGGATACTGCAAGAGGGCGTGCTGTTCGACTTCGACATCCTTGCCTCGGCCATCATCGGCCAGCTTGGGCTGGGTGGCACTCCCCCAGTCACAGCGCCCAGCAACGTGGTGTCCCTGCCCGGCACCCGCCCCTCCCTTGCCCCGTCCGCGACCAGTGTCAAGCTCTTTGAGAACAGCATCACGCGGTTCAAAAACATCGTCAAGGCTACGCAGGCTGGCTCTGGCTGCGGCCAGCTTGAGCACTTCATTGAGAACGCAGAAGACGACGGCATGGAGCCGCTGTGGCGTGGCTGGCTCAGCATCGCGCAGAAGTGCGAGGACAACGAGAAGGCCACCGTGTGGCTGAGCAAGCTGCACCCGTACGACACCGAGCGCATGAACCAGAAGCTGCGCGAGATCAAGGGCCCCTACCCCTGCATCAAGTTCGACTCTGAGAACCCCGGCATCTGCGCCAAATGCCCGAACTGGGGCAAGATCACCAACCCTCTAGCCTTGGGGCGCGAGGCGAGCATCAACACGGAAGAGAAACAGATCGAGGTCGAGGCACCGGCTGACAGCCCTGTGGCTGAGCCAGTATCGGTTAAGCGCCCGGTACCGCCCAAAGGCTATGCCTACGGAGAAAAGGGCGGCGTGTTCCAAGAACGCGAGATCGAGATGGCTGACGGCACCAAGTCCAAGAAGCACGTCATGCTGCTGGCCTACGACCTGTTCGTGGTGGACATCCTCAACGCCCACGGCGACCACACTGTGCATATGCTGGCGCTGCGTCCCGAGGGCCCGGTGGAT